ATCAATCAGCCCCAACATTAAATCATCAAGGTCAACTACGCGTTCACGGAACTCAGTAGTTCCCCAATGTGCCAACGCGAGAGCGATTGCAAAATCATCATGCCGCCCGATGCTATCCAACTTGCCCTTCTTCGACATGCCGAACATAAGTAGTTCCCGTTCTAACTCGCTCATAAGTGTTCGGGAGTTCTCATCGCCCCACGGTAATCTCATCTGCTCTTTCTCAAATCGCATAACCAACCCCATGAGAAGCGATTCTCGGCGTTGGCGAGTTGATATAAAGGTCTTAATTGGAAGGTCTGTGTCCGCGCGTAATTCAGTAGCGAAGACTCGCTGAAAGTTGTTAGCCTCAAGTTCAATCACATCAGGAGCAAACTTAGCATTGAGTTTTTGAATCTCCATAATCTGTGTTCGGAAATCCATATTCTTTCTGCGAACCACATGAACTAATTCAAGAAGTTCAGGATTGGTGGATGGGCGACGAAGCACCACCATAACTGTGTAGTCAGCCGACCTGTCTGATGAAATAGCAGGGTCCCAACCGACAAAGTATTGGTCGTCAGGGTCGCCATTTGCGCGATTGATGATTCTCAAGTCGTTGTCTTTAGCGGCTTGAAGAACTAATGATGGGAATAAACTGCTCATATCATCCATAGGCTCACACAGGTATTCGCGAGCGAATGCGATAGCAGGCATATCGTTTCTGCGCGCATCAAGTGATTCTAAATCCCATCGCTCCGGCCAAAGAGCAACACCTTTAGTATTGATAGCAGGATATGTTTCAACGAGGTAACCTTCACGCGCTTCTAATTCTGTGTAAAGGTCAGTCGGGGTAAACGGAGTCCCGACAATCATCAGTTTTGATGTGTGGTGGAGTGTAGGAACAAGAACTTCATAAAACCAACTTGCAACTCTTTGCAATTCTGTGTCAGTCGTTCCCCATAGAATATCGTCACATAGAATGAGGTCGGGGTGAATACCACGAATAGCACCACCCACAGACTTCGCGCTGATGTTTGAACCGTTCGCGAATCCGAAGAATGTCTTCGACCATGAGTCGGCTTTCTTCATACGCGCAAGGAAAGGTATTCCATCTATGAGGTCATTGAGTGTTCGCATGTGGTGAATAGACTGATGTAAACTGTGACTTATTAGCACACACTTAGTTTTTGGATTGAACGCTGCTTTCCATAATAAATAGGATAAAAATAATGTTGATTTACCGTGGTCACGCGCCGCTTTAACACAATATCGTTTTTGTGATTCGAGATTGTTAAACCATCTCTCATGGTGATGTGATAATTGAAAGCCAAGAATCTCCTCAAAGAAAAACTTAAAATCGCGTTTAGCAACTTCGTAATCAATCTCTTCAACGGTGTCGAGGCTTAAGCCATCCATCGGCTAATCACTCTCACCTGTGCTTCAGTATCATTAACTCGTTCCAAGCCGCAACTAATGGGTCGTCGCTACTGTAATTTACCAATTCATCTTTCTCATCTTCCTGTAACTCATCACCGCCTTCGGCTGCCGCAGCGAGTCGCGCCTTTTTCCTCTCTTGAACCCCTGCAAACATATCCATCGCTTCGTCCATCTTTGGGTTCTTCGGTGCTTCTGCCGCTGGTTCTGCTGGTTCAGCAGGTGTTTCAGGTTCTGTTGGAACATCTTCTTGTAATTCGTTATTGGCTTCAGGAGCGTCTCGTCTTCCTTGAAACCCTTCAAGATATTTCGATTCTGGTTTTGAAAGTCTTTGACGACCTGTTTTATCCATAATTCGTTGCCTGAGCCATTTTGAGCGTCCCTTCGCGTCTCCTTTAGTTGGGTCATAGCCTGAATCTCGCGCCGCATCAATCGTCGCTCTTTGAGAATTACCTCTTGTCTTAGTTCTACCTGTGTTGGCTTCAAGCCCTTCAAAGGATGAATAATCCGGTGCTTCTTCGGCTTCCATAGGTTTGTCTTCCTGAGCCGCTTCAACAGCAGGTGCTTCTGCCCCGCCTGAAACTGCTTCAGCAGGTGATTTAAGTGGTTCTTGTCCTTCGGGTCCCGGCATTGCTGTTTCAGGTTCTGTTGGAACATCTTCCTGTAATTCATCACTAACAGGAGCCGCAGGTGCTTCTTCAGCAGGTGCTTCTTCAGCAGGTGCTTCTTCAGCAGGTGCTTCTTCAGCAGGTGCTTCTTCAGCACCGCGGTTTCCGATTTGCTTAATTCTCTCTCTCCAACTCATCTTTGCGTTGGGGTCATTGAGTTTATCTTGAATACCTTGTTGGTCGCTTTCGAGTCCAGCCAACTGTTCTTGTTGTTCAGCATTGCCCGGCGTTCCACTTCCCGAACTATGCATACCGCCTTTCAATCGTCGAATATCTTCTTGTGATTGACTCATTGCGCCTTCGTTAGAAACTCGACCGCGTTTTGCTTCGCGATTCTCAGCCCATGCTTTACCGCCATGCTTTGCCGCAGATGCAAGACCGCGACCCATTGCACCCATTCTGCCTAACATACCGGGTTTTGCTTCACCGTCTGCACCGCGACCCATCTTATCGGAAACGAAATCTCTCGCGCCTCTAAGTGCAGCCATGCCCTTATCTCTTCCTGCTTTAGCACCTTCCATAGCACCTCTTGCACCTGCCGCAATAGCAGGTCCGGCTGTATTCGTCGCGAAATCTTTTGTAGCACCATATGCTTGCTTGCCTTTTTCTGCGCCGCGACTTGCAATATCTGCAACTTTCTCACCCGCGGTGATAGGCTTATCTGCATCCGCGCGGTCTTGTAAGTTTTGAGTTTTGCGTCGTTGTTTGATTTCAGCGCGATTTGCTCGCCCTTCACGGCGCATATCGCGACCGCTTGTAGCGCGGAAGTTTTGAGTGTTATCACTAATCATACCGCGTGGTGCGTTACCTCCAAATTGAGTTGCTCCTCCTGTTGAAGCAAGTGGCGTTCCCGTTCCTTGCTGTTGACCCGCCATAGGCTGTTGACCCGCCATAGGGTCTTGCTGAGCAGGTTGTTGCTGCTGCTGCTGCTCCTGCTGCTGCTGCTGAACCATAGCAGCCGCCGGATTTTTGAGAATCATTTCTTTAAGAAGAATGTCGGGGTGAGTTTGATTTACATTTGACATAGCCTTTAGAATAGGCGCGTAACCTGTATCTGTATCATCGAACAGAACATAGTTTGCCTCTTGCAAAGTATGACCTTTCTTATACATGTAATCCATTGTTCCAACTACTACGCCATCTTTAACCATGCTGCTATTCCAGTCTATTTCATCTTCAATATTCATACAGATTCCTCCATGCACGACGCTTTGATTATGTTAACCACATCGCGTCTTACTTGAAAATGTTTCGCTACCTTATCCCAATCACCGATAGTCATAGCAATTGCTCTAATATCGTTTGATTGAAGGTTAAGTTCCTTCGCTAAATACAACATATCATTGTTGTTTTGTGGATTAAGATTTGTTTGAGATACCATCTTCATAACTCTCGCGTCTTCCCATGTGTCATGCATTTGAACGCGTTCCATGATTGTCGCGATTGCACCCATAGGGTCGTCGCTTGATGTAGCAAATGCAGGGAATTGTTGGAATTGTGGGAAACCTCCTGTTGCGCGCATCGGAACACTTCCACCCTGATTTGCAAATGGGTCGTCAAAAGCAGGTGGTTGAGTTGAAGGTTTGTCTAATGGTGGCCCACCGCCTAAACCTCCGCCACTACCGTCAGGGGGTGGTAATCTTGGCTCTTGCCCTCCTACATCCGCACCCTCATCCATATCTATGTGAGCAGGTATGGTATCGTAATAATGTGCAGTATCTTGGTCCATACGATTATGCATACTGTGTGCTTCTTCTGCTACACCTAAAGCATCAAAATCAATTGGCTCCCCACCCGCTTGAATTGCAAACTTATTCCAACCATCTATCATTGCTGGTGGTGCGTTAGATGGACCAAGCGCAGGGGAAATATCCATTTCAGCCTCTTCCGCTGTTTTCAACATTGAAAGTAAACGAATAGCCCCATCGGTTCTCCCTCTATCCATACCTTTGACTTTCTTAGCCCAATGGCTTTTATGCTTATGATACATATTAGCAACATCAGGATTAGAACCTATCTCTAAATAATTATGCATCGAAGTTAATAGATTATTGAATTGGGTGGGTGAACCAGCCTTACCCCTTCCTAACATCATTTGAGCAACAGGGACGCGAGCCATTTTTTGCGCTAATCTTTTGTTAACACCAAATGATACTAAATCTTCAACAACATTTTCCGGCGGGCGACCTGCTCCTGTATGTGGAATGAAGAAACGAGGATAGCGTTCTGCGAGAGTAGCAATAATATCAGCAGGTCCAATTTGACCATATACTGCTTTATCGCGTCTTGAGTCTGAGTGATGTTCAGGGAACTTGCTATTATCAGGATGAGTAGGGTCTTTATCGTTAGAATTATAACGATGCAAAAGACTTCTCATTTCCCCATCCTCTCCTTGTGCGCGAATAATATGTTGAGGTTCAAAAACATTTGACTGCTCACCTAATTGACTTGTAAACCCTAATGCTTTGATATTGTCTTGATACTCCTTATGGTCATGAAAAGCCGCTGACTCCAATGCGCGACCTGCTGTGGGGTGAGGCGCGTTGTTCGCGTAAAGATTTATCATCTTACCATCATGTGTTTTTACTGTCCTTCTTGAAGTGGGGACTCTTCTCGCTTCATGAACAGAACCATATTGATTTGTCATATACGCAGGATGTAATTCTCCTGCCGCATCAAATGGAACATCCATGATGTTTTTATCATCTCCATGTTTACGCTTAGTTTCGTTGAAATCTTTCGCACTCTTATTGAAAATGCGTTTAGCCATCATCAATGCACGCTCTTGAGGGTGACCCTGTTTCGTTAACTCATCAGCAAGAAAATGAGCAGCAGCCATTTTAGGCCAATGGCGCACCTGTCCATCCATTTCTTTGTGTGGTAAATTGGTTTTATGGTCTATATGAAAATGAGACATTTCCTTATGGGGTGAATCAGGACCCGGAAACGACATGCGCACCATTGTTCCGTCTTTCAATTGCTTGAAGACTCCTTTACCCTTGAGGATTATTTCACCTATCATCACAAGCCACCTCTACGCGTATAAAGCCCGTAAGCATGTGTTCCCCACATTGTAGGGTCGTCGTCGGGGTCTGTTTCAGTAGCACCTGTGGGTGCAGAAGTCATACGAGGGTGAGCATTTGGTGTCGGACCATCAGGAGCCGGGTCAAGACTCGCATCCATTTTCCTTGTCATTCCTCTAAGTAATTTTTCAAGTTTAGCAACAAGTCTACGGTATTCAATTCTGTTAGCATGACTCATACGCGGTCTTGAAGCCTTTCCTTGTAAGTAACTACCAATAATACCCTTGTTAATGTATTCAAGAGAAGCAAGAATAGATGATGAGTCAAACATAGAAGCCCCACCGGAGGCTAAGTCGTGGTCTTTTGAATGACCCGCACCCATCGGAGTATCAGGTTTACGAGGAGTATGAGGTGCTTTTACATTAGTCATTATATCACGATACTTTGGTGACCCGCGTATCGCATGTGGCACTCTTGATTGCGTAGTAGTGGTAGGAATAGAAGGTGTGACAGGTTGTGTCGGCATAACTTGCCTAATTTCACCTCTTAACGCCTCCGCTTCTTTTTGTCTTGGGTCGTCGTAAGCGATTTTAGGACGACTTCGACCCGTGAATTGACTTACATAATTAGGATAAGCCACACTTCCTCGACTATAAGCAGGTGATAACTGAACAGCGCGTTGAGATGCCGCCATTGATGTTTGACTACCCGGATTACGCATTTGACCGGACTTTAACCGTCTTCCTGCCTTCTTTTTGCGTTTATTTGATTCAGTTTCAAGAGTTTTGGTCCCTCTTTTCTTACGACCCTTTGCTGCGCGCTGTCTTGAGCGAACTGTCGCAATAGTAGTCGTTTTTTGAGGTTTATCGGTGTCGTGCTTTGGTTCGTGGTCTTTGGGCTTGGTAACGGAGGGAGACTTTTTTTTTATAGCATCAAACGCCATATCCATTGGTTCGCCAGTCATAACTCCCATGCCTTGACCATTGGCGCGCGGGTTAGCACCATCTATTGCATCGGCTTGTCCCATCTGCCCTATTTCACCGGCTTCTTCGGTAGGTCTTTCTTCGTCTTCAGTATTCTGTTGAGGGATTTTAATCTTCAAATGTTGAAGACCTTCTAACATTCGCGCGCGTTTTTCCTGCTTACGCTCTTCTTTAGCCTCATGGAGTTCGCGTTCTCGCGAATCTTCGCGTCCAACTGAAGAATCTTCTTCAATTTCTTCGGGACTTTGACGCGGATTAAACCGCATTCCCGAAGTGCTACCAGTCCCGTCTCCCATCGGCATTAATCATCACCACAACACAAGGACTCAAAAGACCTTTGCAAGATACTCGGTATATTGTAATAAAATAAACATATATCTTCGTTATCTTTGAAAGCAGATGCATACGCGCTAAACATTGTATGAATACCTGTTAATTGGTGAATGAGAATATGTTTGGTTTGTATAAACCTCTCACCATCATCAACCATCATTATTTTGAATTGTGTTTCCACATCACGAAGAATACCTCGATGAGTGTGATATTCAGCATATATGTGTGGAGCCATGTTGCTAACAGCATGATGCCAACGGTCAATGACATGATGTGCTAATTTGAAAAACAAAGGGTATTCTTCTGTGCTTAGAGGTCTGTTCAATAATAATAAATCTCTATTAGTCAAATCATCACATTGTATGAAAGGAACATAGACAGTTTTTTCATTCATCTGTGTCACCTATCAACTTCGTTCTTAACCTCTTCCATACTTCAGGGGACTCTTTTGCTAATTCAATTTTAAGAATGTTAATTGTTTGAGCATTAAGATTTTCATTCACGCTACCTGCGGCGCGCTCTTGAACCTTAGCCATCATAGTGACAGTATCGCGAACTTCTTTATGTAAAGCGACAATATTGCGAACATATTGAGGGTCGTTACGGTCAGCATCATCGAGAAAATGAGTTAATTCCCCATTCAACCTACCTAAATTATCGCGTATAGATTCCATCTCATTACCTGCTTGTATAGCAATAATGTTAGCAGCACCTCTTTGCACAATTGGTTTCAAATGATATTTCAAATGATGGTAAACACTTGATTCAGGCATGTCTATATCTTCTGCTATTGCCTCAGTAGGCATTGTAGCATTATAATAAGCCAATTCGAGAGATTCACGCTTCAAAGATGTGCAAAATAAACACTCACTATTAGAAGCCATGTGATATTCACCCATGTGGTTACGAAAATGTCTATCAGCACTTCCCTCGCGCCAATTTTTATCTTTATCCAACTGCTTAGCAACAATCATGCCATCAGTCATTAACTGCTCTAAGTTGTCGCGTTCCTCATCTTGACAAAAATCGCAAGATGCGCGGGTGATTCTCTCCGACACATGTATGTGCAAAGCGAAACACTTGAAAACGCTTGCGCTTAGGCTACTTTTGTGCGTCCTCCTAAGAAAACAGCCCGAATCGCAGGCATTCCTATTAGTATAACGAGCGCAATTAGTCTTGGAACAGGTGTCAGGGACTCCTTACTTAATCGTAAGGTTGACGAAGAAGAAAGAAATAGAAGACTAAGCATATGTCATTCTTGTGAACACTTTAGCGCACCAAGATGCACCCTGTGTGGATGCTTTATGAAGTTCAAATCCACTTTAACATCGAGTCAATGCCCTGTTGGGAAATGGTTAATCCCCGTGAGC